TTTCGGATAAGAGCTTCGTTGGCGCATGGAAATCCTGGCGATAAGGGTGATTGCGTCCGCTTAAAAATACGCGGACACCATCGCCCTTAAAGCTGGAGTTCGGAAGGTGAATTCGCCGGACGCTTACGGTGCAAGCGTGGCAGGTCCGCCAGGATCGCTTCGCGCAGGCGCATTCCGGTAGTCCGGGCCAGCATGACAATCGCTGCTACCCGCTCATGTTGCTGTTGTGCCAGCACCTGCGCTACTCGTTGAACGTTTTGATAGTCTTGGCCATCCGGCGCACGGGTGCGTACGATGGATCGCTGCTGTCCCAATGCTTGGCTCGGACTGACAATTCTCACGTCCAGATTACCGCGCAGCGCTGCGAGGGTGCGGTTAACGCTGCTCAGGCGGTTTTGCGCGGTGGCGATACACAGCTCGCCTTGCTGGATCTGCTGGCGCAGGCATGCGACGTAATCCTCCAGCGTATGTCGATCAATCTGGCGCGCATCGTTGTAACCGGGGCCGTTTTCTGACCGGCACCAGCGCACGAAGGCTTGCCAGCGATCACTGTGTGCTTTCACGGTGGCGAAGTGGCCGCCTGCGAACATATCCTCGAGTGCCTGCCGCCCGGCATAGCTCAGTTGGCGACCATAGCCAAAGTTGCGACCGTCACGCCGACCGACCAGCGCCATTATCTTCACCTTGATCGTTGGTTTGTAGGTGCAGCAGCAGGGCTTTCCAGTGGGGACCGATGCAGTCCAACTGTCCCCAGTGTGCTGGGCGGACGAGAAGGGCGTTTTCGCTGTGTAGCAGCAGAGCCCCTTCTTCTTGCAACTGTTCGATAAGCCGAGCGAGGTCGATTGACTCAGATGTTGGAGCGGCGACAGCGGCGACACTGGCGACAACCCCCGCCGCATCTGGATTGGCACGTGGCGACAAAGTGGTGGCAGTGGCGGCGACACTCCGTAACTCGGTCGGCGAGCAATGTTGCGCCCGATAGCGGCGCACGGCGTCATTGAGTCGGAACATGGCGCACCTCGAATATGTCCCCGTCATTGTTCAGCCAGTTATGGGCAACCAGTTGCAGCAATAACTCGAAGGTGTGCCGCGTGCTTTTACGGGCAAAGCGGGGGCCGTTGCGCGTGATATCGCGGAGGCGAAACGGTGGCCAATTCTTCTTTATCAACCAGCGCAGGAGGCAATCGGCCTCTGCGCGAAGCTTGTTCAGTGGTTCCTGTTCGGTCAGTCGTTGGTTCTCGGCCAGGTAGTAGTCCATCAGCGTAGAGGCGCGCTGAATGTGCATTTCTTCCAAGACAGTCGATTCTTCAACCACCGCCATCACAGCAGCCATGCGTAGGACGTTCGCGGCGGCTTTGCTCGCAGCAGCTTGCACGTTGACCAGCTCGCCGAATTCCCCAGACTCGCATTCCATGGTGTCGTGAATGGCAATCCATGCTTCACGGGCGCGGGGACTTAACTCTAGCGTTATAGGATTGAGGCCGCCGTCTTTAAGGCGTGCCCAAGGCTTCTGCATGAGCGTGGCAATGCGCTGCTGGTACAGGTGCACCTTTGGATCTCGGGTCAGATCGATGGCTTTGTAGAGTCGTTGTCCAACCAGACGCTCTGGCCAACTGATCAGACAGCGTCCCAGGATGCCCTGGTCTTTGATATCAGCGTCCTGCAGCAAGCGGTCTGCCAGGCGGGGTTGAAGCATCAAGTGCATGCTGAGGCGGCGATCATAGGCACGCAGACTTTCTCCATTCATCGCGCGCGACCGATCAATCGGGCTACCGTCCCACAGCGTCGACAAGTGAGTGATCGCCTTGATCATGTTTTCCTTGCTCATGGTGCTGCCGCCCAAAAACTGCCCGCCCTCATCGCTGAACAGCCCCATGCTGGGCAAGCCGTGGCACAGGCTTTTGACCAGGCCCTCAATGGTCGGCTCAGCAGTGAGCAGTCTTGGTTGGACAGGTTCAGGTTGCGCGTCCAGCGCTAGCTGTGCTGACTTTTTCGAGGTCGGTGACTTCGTGGGGAGGCTCATTGCAGCTCGGTGCGCCTTGAGCTGTTCGCCATAGGCAATCCACTGCTGTCTTTCCCAGTCGCGTACGGCCTGAAGCGCAATATGGTCCACCGCGCTTTTGCGATCACCCGAGCAAGCCACCGTCAGCAAGTACAGCGACAACGGATAAATTCGGCCGTCGAGGTGAACATTGGCGTGCGCCTGGCTTGCCAAAGCTGCCGTGGCTAGAACAGATTGCGCGGCCATGGCGCAGGGCACGCCGATCACATCGGCCATGCGCTCTACGGCCGGGCCCAAAAGATCGCCCAGCGCCGCGACCGGGTAGGGTAGAGGCGTTATATGCTGTTCCAACAAGGGGCGTGGTGGGCCTTGTACTTCGCGCAGTTGCATAGCCGTCCTCCATAAATTACCGATCTCTCCCTCACGTCATCCCGCCAAGAATGCTGAGTGTTATCAGGGATCAAGGCCCCTGCGACCTGTGAGGGTGTCCACTGACGCGGGACTGGCGGCTCCTTACGACCAGGAGCAAGGGCATCTCCATGATCTGGCCTCCTGAGCACCGATAGCGGTGGGCGGGTGGAGGCTGCATTGGCTGACGAGACCAGTGCCGCGAGATCCTGAGCCATGTGCAAGCAGCAATGCGATGACCGGGGCATGCCTGACTGTCAGTCAGGTGCAGTCCATTCCTTGGTCTGCGGCACCATCATCTACAGCGCTGTTGCTGGTGACATCGGCGTTTGTCACGCCGATTGTCACGAGGGGAATTGCCGCAAAGCCCTGTGCGATGAGGGCTGCAGCAGTGGTAGGAGCGCCCGTCTCTTTTCTGGAAAAAGAGACGGGCGAACGGTTGGCGCAAAACGTTGGCCGAGCAGGTTCGTTGCTGCAGGGCTAAAGGGTTAGCGGGCAGCCGCACTAGGCGGATTGTTTAGAGGGCGTCCATCATTCTGGCGAATGACCGTGCGAGCCTCCGGGCGCGAATCGCACTTTGGGATGAACCACCGGGTGAGCGGCATGACCTTGAAGGCTCTGGTCATCTGGGGTGCTGCCTAAGGCAGCGCTTTGAATCTTCGTTCTATCGGTCACCGCGGCATGGGTCAATTGGTGAAGGGCATATGGAAATGCGCCAGATTTCACCTCTGGCGTGCTTTGGAAGTCGGTGGGTGTCAGTGGCAAAGTGGCCGTTTGTCGCTTTTCTAGTGTTAGCCCGTGAGCATGGGGATGCGAAGCCTCCCCATGCTCACGGGCTTAGCCGGAGAAGCCAAAATAGAGGCGAGTTGGCGACTGTCGCCATCCGCTCAAACGGCAAGGATGTAGATGGCACGCGGTCTGTCGCCAGTGTCGCCGTTGTCGCCGCCCTATCGGATAGGTACTACGTTCCGATCCCTAGCCACATTCATCGCGCTGGCCGAGAGATTGCCCGTCGACGCCTTCAGAATGTACTCGCTCCACCAAGCCATCATCGGCCGTCGTCGCTCGATGTAGTCGGCTCGGTTGTAGGCACTGCGCACCTCATCCTTGTCGACGTGCGCCAGCGCCACTTCGATGAGCTCCGGGTCCCACCCATGTTCATTCAATATGGTGCTGGCCATCGAGCGCATACCGTGGCTGACCAAGCGGTCTTGGAAGCCCATGCGTTTCAACGCCATGTTGGCGGTCTGGCTATTGGCATGAGTACGAGGGTTTCGATCTGACGGGAAGACGTATTCCCGATGACCACTGTGGGACTTCAGTATCTCCAGCAATGACATGGCTTGATCGCTCAACGGGATGCTGTGCGGCCGGCGCTTCTTCATCCGCTCCGGCGGGATGGTCCAGACACGCCTTTCAAAGTCGATGTCTGCCCAACGAGTAGTCGCAGCCTCGGCAGGACGAGTCATGGTGTGCAACTGCCACTCGATCAGGCAGGGGTCGTGCGCTTGATGCTGGCGTTCGCAATTTCCAGCATGAGCTCAGGGAGCTCCTCGGGCGGTAGCGCCGCCATGTTTTCTTTCTTCGGCTTCTTGAATACCGCCCGAATCCCACTGAGCGGGTTCGCGAAAATCATTCCCGAATTGACCCCGTAGGTCATGATCTCGTTGAGGCGCTGGCTAAGCCGCTTTACGGTTTCCAAGCTGCCCTTGGCTTCGGTGGGCCGAAGAATTTTTATCACCATCGGTGCGCTGACTTCCGAGATCGGAGTCGATTTCATGCTCGGAAAAACGTGCAGCGTGAGTGAGCGCCAGATGTCCTCAGCATAGGCCGGCGTGACCGAGTCCTTTTTCAGCTCGAACCAGGCGGTAGCTACTTTCTCGAACGTATGTTCCGTCTCGGCTAGTTTGGCCTGTGCGAGATCATTGCGCTGAGCTTTCGGGTCGATCCCCTGCGCAAGTACTTCCCTAGCTTCAACCGCTTTCCGCCGAGCTTGCGCCAGGGAGACCTCGGGATAGGAGCCGAGCGCCATGTTGATTCGGTTCTTGGTGACCGGATGCCTGTAGTTGAAATTCCACTGCATCGAGCGGTTGACCCGGACTCGGAGCTGGAGGCCGTCGCCATCCGTGAGGACATAATCCTTGTCTTTGGGCTTGACCGCCTTGAGCTGGCGGTCGGAGAGACGAGCTGTTTGAGCGCACATGGGATGAGCTCCATGACACCTTTTGGTATTCCCAAGATTAGCCCTAGGTAGGCTGGAATACCACGGGGAATACCGGGATGGCTGGAACTCAAAAAACCGTTGTGGCCCTCAAAAGAGCAGTAAACCCTTGATTTCACTGACTTCCAGGCACAAAAAAAGACGTCCATGGACGCCTTCCTTCGTTAATTTGGTGGAGCCGGGGGGATTTGAACCCCCGTCTAGCGTCTGTTTTTCAAGCAATTCGGATAGGTTGCTGCCATAAAGCTGTCATTCAGATCAGAGGATCATCATCCCCAGCTTGCGTAGCCACCGCTATGCGGTACGGTGCTTTGTATGGAGCTACCCCAAGCGACCAAAGATTGTCGATATTCTTGAGGTATACGACCATCTTGTTCCTCGGATGAATGATGCCCGATTCGGACATCTCCTCCTCCGACTGCACCTCACAACTCCACCAGTCATCATTCACGCTGCCGGCGAGCTTTTCCCATGCCTGGATATAGTCCCGCTTGTTGCTACAAAACTTCCAGAAAACTGGATCAACGATAACAGAAAGATGCCCTTTCCGTTCGCCAATGAACTTAACTGGAGCCATCAAGGATTGTAGATACGCAGCTTCAATTACGGGAATAATGCGATCATCATGATCTTCATCCCAAATAATTGCGAATTTCTGTATTTCGGCGTGGCCAGTAGCGTGATGCTGAATAAATTGATTATGCCACTGAGCACAGCTCAAAACAGAGTAGTGAGTGCCTCGACCGATGTTGCCGACAGGGTTTTTTTCATCGTGAAGAACAGAAAACAGGCTCGAGTAAGCCATAGAGAGATTTCCTTCTTTTGAACATTTCGTATTCAACGAGGCTCCTTTCGAGAGCCCCGAATTCCTTTTTTACTTCATCATTTTAAGAGGCTTTCCGTCAACAGGTTTTTCTAACCACATCTGCTCAGCCTTTCCGCCCGCATCATTGTCAGCTGAAGGCATCCATCTCCCGTATACCCTTGCAATCATCGTCCAGTCGCTATGACCCATCTGCTTGGCCACCCACATAGGATGCTCTCCAGCCGAGAGCATCATGGATGCGTAGGTGTGCCTGGTCTGGTACGGGCGCCGGTACCGGACGCCGGCTTTCTTCATTGCCGGGTGCCACATGGTTTTCCGGATCGGTTGATCTCCTGCCCAGCGCTCAAGCGTCCGCGGGTTCTGGAAGACCTCGGCATCAGCCAGGAACGTATGCGCCTTCTGCGCCGTGAGGGCTTCGAGAGCAGGGCGGAGAAGCTTCACCGAGCGCCGGCCGGCGGCTGTCTTGGTGACCTCGGCCTCTCCACCTGCGGCCTGGGTCATTGCCCTGCTGATCACCACTTCACCCCGGACCCAGTCCACGTCCCCCCATTCGAGCGCCACCAGCTCGCTGGTGCGCAGACCTGTCCACAGCGCGAACTGCACCATGTTGCGCGCCTGGCCGGTCAGCGCAGTCAGGATTGCTTGCTGTTCTTCGGGCGAGAAGGGGTCCACATCATCATCCCGCGGTGGCGCCTCCTTACGGGCATATGTCCAGCCGGCCAATGGGTTCATGTCCAGCAGCTCCTCGTCGACAGCGTCGTTAAGCGCAGAGCGCAGGCAACTCTGGATGTTGCTCAGCGTTTTGTTACTGACCTCAAGGCCATCGAGCCAGTCCCGCACCATCTTGCGCTTGAAGTCCACGACCAGGTGGTGCCCGAGCGAAGGAACAAGCCTCAGTTCGACGATCTTTCGATACCCCTCGAACGTGCTGCTGGAGACGTGTTTCCTCTTGGCCTCAAGCCATCGCGTGAGGAAGCCGCCAACAGTTTCCCGGCTCGACTCTGGCGCGAACTTGGCCGCGCGTGCCGATCCTGGGAACGTGACGGCATAGTCGAACGTCCCCTGAGCAATCGCGTGCTCGATCGCTGCCTTGTGCAGCTGGGCCTTTTTCAGATTAGTGGCGGTGGGCTTGAGCGCGACGCGCTCACGGCACCGAACACCCCGGTACATGAACGTGATCTCGATGCTCGAGTCTGAGACTGCCCTGACCCCGCTCCCGCCTCTACCCATGATTCATATCCTTCCATGTCAATCAGCGTCCGGCCATCCGGCGCTTTTAGCCATATCTCACCGAGCCGCCAGATCCCGTCGCGGATCTTGGAGCGGATCGCGTCTTCGGAGTAGCCAGACTCGCTGGCGAATTTTCTGACGGTCATGTAGCGCATTGATCTACTCCACCTGATGCGTCAGGTTTGGGTTGTCACGGCGATCTGTCACGGCAGGCACAGCCAGCGCCGCCAGCTCGGCTACCAGCGCCTCGGTGCGCCCGTAGAATTTCCCTGTGTCCTCATTCAAGAACCGCTCGAGCACTGTGGCCACGGCCTGCTGGTTGGCCAGACCGCGCAGGTCCGCCTCGGTGAGTGACGTGTCGGTCGCTGCCGGATGGATGAACGCTTGCTGACTGATCAGCAGCGTGCGCACCGGCCTGACGCCTTTGCACTTGCTCACCCAGTTAGTGTCAGGTACGCCCCAGGGCAGCATGTGCAGGCACCAGGCAGTCGCTGCGTTCGACTTCTGACTGCTGGTCCAGTACTCGCTGAGGCCGAACGCCTGGGCCGCATTCCTGACCGTGTTCAACCCATCGTGGCCCCAGTCCGGCAGTTGCAGCAGGTTGCAGCGCAACACCTGCAGCTCCTCGATCGACGGGATGTGCCAGCCCCACGTACCACGAATGTTCATTCCCAGCACCTTGCGGGCGATGGCGCTGCCCTCGGCGGCCATAGCCTGAGTGTTGGCCATACCGTCGAACCGCGATGTGGCGGCACGAATGCGCGGGCGTGAGCCTTCCTCCTGCCACCAGTGGGCGGCCACCTCGAACTCCCGGCCCGCATCGATCACCGCATGCTCGTCTCCGTCGAAGAAGATCCGGCCAGCGAAGAAACCGCCACCCAGGGGCTGGCCCACGGCAGGGAGGGCGGTAGGGTTGATGGTTCGACGCTTCATGCAACACCCACTGAAACGTTGCAGCTGTATCGCGTCTGAAACACCTTTGACAAGTGAATGTAATGGGCGTAAATCCTCCGCAATCTGCGACCCATAATAATGACCGACCAATGACTAGACTTCACCGTGGCAGTAAATATTGGAGCTGGGCCGACCATCATTTGCCTGTTGTTCAGCACGAAGAATTTCTCTGCGATGGGACGATGATCAATGTGATCGCCCGCTTGTCGAGGTCCCAGGCCACGCAAGTTTTCGTGGGTGTGTACAACGTCAGAGGCAAACCGCTCCTTGAGGAGTTCTACGATTCCACCTTGCACGCCAACCCAGGCGAAGGACTGAGCTGGGGCATCAGCCGGGCTCGTAGATTCTGCTTCGACGCTCACTCGGTTTCGAGTGAGCGCCCCTTCCAGTCTGAGCAATCTAATTAACGCGAAGTGATCGGCCAGCACCTGGCTCGCATCCAGACCGCAAGCGGCGGACAGGTCCAGCACTTGACCGAAGGTGGTTTCCCGCTGCTGCAAGGCATCCCACAGCAGCAGGAGCAGGCCGGCTTGGTTCATGGCTGCTGCTCCTGCTGCTCCTGGACCTGGTTCGCCAGCACAAGCGCGCCGATCAGTGCCTGCTGGCGCTGCTGCAGGTCTAGGTACTCCCGGATCGCCTTCACGATCAGCGAGTTCATGGAGCGATCGTCTGCGTCGGCGGCCTTGGCCACGTGGGCGCGCATTCCATCAGGGAGACGCACGACGAATTTGTCAGCCGTGCGCGAGCCGTATTCAAAGGACATGGCACACCTCCAAATGGTTGGCTGCCATGCTCTGCATCACCGGCTGCTCCAAGGCTTCCAGGTGCAGCTCCTCATCCAGCGCGCGATCAAGGTCGCCGCCGCCAATGACCGTGTCTCCCTGAGTGACTAGCACGACGTTGGTTGGATCTTCGATGCAAACTCGGTCGCGCAGGAGTCGGTAGCGGCGAGCATCGGCAACCAGTTTGACGTGCTCGTCGATGCTGAACGCTGGGGCCTCCTGGACGTTACCTTCGGCGACTCGGCGCTGGTGGATTTCCTCGCGGTCGATGATCACGCCTTGCGGCGCCACAATGCCCAGGCGAACCTGGTTACCTTGCAGGCCGGCAATGGTGACGCGGATGTTTCCACCGATGATGATGGCTTTTCCGACGTTACGAGTAAGTATGAGCATGTGAATCTCCTTATTTCAGGCAAGCCGAGGGCCTGCCGCGATTGATGGCTTTCGCAAAAACTGGTTTGGTCAGATCAGGCTGTAGGCTTCATGCCACCGCCAGAGCGCATTCGACGCGCCGGGTTGCAACGCGGGTTTCCACCCGCCGCTCGCCACCGTTACCGCTGCGCCGTACGCGAAGCATAAGGTCGTCGCCAAGCACGGCGTGAGTCGTCATAAGCGCGACCAAGGCCATTACGGCGGGGCTGATGATCTGGCGCTTGAACGCTTCGAGCACCAAGCCACGCATGGTTTTGGCACCGAGCTTAAACCGGGCGTCCTCGATACGCTTTTCAACGGTCTTGGGGCTGATACCCATCACCCGCGCGATCTCTTTCTGGGTCAGATCGTTGGCTGCATGCAGCGTTGCCTCAAGTTCACGCGGAGCAAGCCCCATGCCGAGAAAACCGGTCCAGCCGCTGGCGGTGATGGTCTGATTGGTCATGCGGGTTGCTCCATGCGATGAGTCGATGGAGATAAAATTACCAAAGGCAATTTATTGTGTAAATGCCTTTGGTAATATTTATTTGGCGGTTTACAAAAAAACCGCTCGAAAGCGGTTTCAGTATTGCTCTACTGACCCAGTCATCTGGAGCTTCCTCCGCGCCAAGCTACCTGTCCTACGACAGGAAGCCTATCGGCAGCCTCACTGCTAAGCATCTCATCTGGATACCTTTGCTTGTCCAGGTTGTCACACCTCAGTGCCCAGCCGCCGGAAATCATTTGGAAGACCCTGCGGATGGTGGTCTTCCCATCAGGACGACTGATTAAAAAAATCTTTCCATCCTCAAGTATCTTCTTGAATGTGTCGATCATGACCACATCCTCGCGAGCGATATGTGGAGCCATGCTGTCGTCTGTAACGTACAAGATCTTGAGGTGCGGGTAATGAAGGCCCATGTCTCTAAGCCAGCCGCGGCGGAACAACATTCCTTCAGTAAGCCCGACATGCTCATCGTTTACCCCAGGGACAAATGAGTTATCGTCCAACAGCTGAGGAATGAGCACGTACTGCTCGTGAGGAACGGCATCCAAAACCTTGGCGCTGCGAGACCAGGTTTCCTTGAAGTCATCCGCAAAGGACTCAATCACGTCCGCCAGGCGGGGACTGAAATCCCTGACGGGTACTCCAAGGCTCTTGGCGAAGGCTGCGGCGACTGCGGCGTTCAGTGGGTTCACGCCGTTCAGATAGTGGCTAACAGAGCTCTGGTTGATACCCAAGCGATGCGCAAGCTTCTCTTGAGTGAGCTTGAGCTCTTTTTTTTTGCCGTCGAAGATCGCCTTGAGTCTCTGGCATTCTTCCGCGCGATCAGCAGGTAAGGGCTTTTTCATGGTCGCATAATATTCCCGTTAGTAATGCCCATCAAATGCCAAAGGTATTGCAAGCAATAAATGCCAAAGGTACTATCCCTGCAAAGCACTAGCTGGAGGTAGGCCATGACCATGGTCCCCCTGAAAGATTTCGCAAAGGATCACGGGCAGCCGCATGCAGCATCCCTACTGGGCATGACACAGGGTGCCCTGAGTAAGGCTATCCGCATTGGACGTACGGTCTACGTCACGCAGCAAGACGACGGTTCTTTTGCTGCCGTCGAATTTCGTTTGTTCCCCGCCCGGAATGACCGGGAGGCTGACTCCGGCCCGACCTTGGATGAAACGATACGCCATCTGGCCTTGACGGGTCAGACGGGCAAACCCTCTGTGAATCCATCCAGTGTTCAGCATGGGCAGAACTTTGGCCCTCCTGAGGCCCTCGTTTAATGGCTATCGTCCGAGCACGCACATTTGAGGTGCAAAGGGAAGGCCCCCAACAGCGCCTTTTCAGAGACTTCCAATGGTTGGCTTTTGCCTGCCCAATTTAAAGGAACACAGCATGAGCCAGCACGTCCTATCCCAGTTTTTGTTGTCCGGCTGACTTTTCTCCAGGCAACAAAAAACCCGCTGCCAGGCGGGTTCTTTAACCGACCTCTGCCAGGAGGTCTTTGAAACACATCGCTATGCAAATAGGAGATGCGCTATGTCGCACCCGAAAAATACCACCGCGCCATCATCGGCGCAACCGATCCTCACCACGCAAATCGATTTTCTCAACACGCCTATCGATAACCGGGGCATGAATTTGCTCACGGTTGCGGCAGGTACGAATGCCGAAGACGCACTGCGTGCAGCCCGGACCCTGTCTTCTGGCCTGAGCCAACTCTGCCAACACATGCACGACAGCCTGAATATGGGAGAAATGGCGTATTGCGATGGTATGGCGGCGCTGAGCTTCTTGGGCGAGACCGTCAGCGCGTTGATCTGGTCGGTCGAGGTTGCCGTCGCTCACAGCCAAGGAGGTAGGCAATGACCGTTCAACTCCAAACCGTTGCCCACCCTTTTGCCTTAAGCGGGAACCACGATGTGCTCGAGGCGGCGGCAGGCGTTCCAATTCACGAAACACTTGATGCCGCCACCGGTCGCCTGGAGGCGGTAGTTGCCGGCCTGCGCGAGTTGATGACTGAGCCGGCCGTATCCAACGCGGCCACCCTGATCTATTTCGCCGCCGACGCAGCGCTTGCGCTTTGCTACGCAGCCCATGCCGGTGTCACTCCGGACCTGGGAGGTGCCGCATGAGCTTGAATCAGATGGAAACCGTCGCCCAAGACGCCACGTTCCAGGTCCAGTGCGCCATGTGCCAGATCGACTGGCTGCGCAGTGTCCTGCACGTGCTCGAGGATCGACTGAAGACCGCCGGCGATCAGCATGGGTCGAATCTGGCCAACCTTGCGATCTACAACGCTGATGATTGGCACAACGCACTAGATGGCGAACGGGAGAATCTCGAGAAGCGCATCGACTCGGCAGCCGCCGCGCCACAAAAAACCATCGCTGCAGAACGTGGCGCGCCCTTGGTTGATGGTCCGTCCTCCGCCATTGGTGAGCGCCTTGTCCTGGCTCGAACTGGAGCCGGGCTCACTCAGGCCAAGTTGGCGAAGATGGTTGGAATGGAGCAAGCGTCAATCTCGATGCTCGAGACTGGCGAGACTCAGCGCACCACCTATCTCGCCGAGCTAGCCCGAGCTTGCGGGGTGAGCGCGGACTGGCTGGCCTTCGGCCCGGAGGTGTCGGCATGAACCTGGTAATCATCAAGGACGGCGATGCCGTCACGCCGACCACTGCAATCGCTGCAGGGACCGAGAAAGAGCACGCCAGCGTTATCGCTCTTGTGCGCAAGTATCACGACGATCTGTGCGAATTCGGAAGGGTGCGATTCGAGGTAGACCCCTTCGAAACAGCAGGCGGTGTGCAGTCGCGTGAGATCGCTCTGCTGACCGAGCCGCAGGCCACGCTGCTACTCACCTACATGCGTAACACCGAAATCGTCCGAGCCTTCAAGAAAAAGTTGGTCCGTGAGTTTTGGCAGCTTGTGCAGGAGCGCAATCGTACTAGGTCATCCATGCCCGAGAACTACATCGAGGCCTTGGAACACCTGCTGGCCTCAAAGCGTTCTGAGCAGCTGGCGCTTGAGCAACGTGACCGCGCGATCGCTACAAAGGCTGAGATTGGTAGCCGCCGCGAAGCAACTGCCATGGCCACCGCATCCGCCGCGGTCCGCAAGGTCATGCACCTGCAGAACGAGCTGGGTCGCGGCTGTCAGCACGCAACCGTCACGGCAGTAGAGAGAGCCGCCCACCGGAGCTTCGGCAGCCAGGGCTTTCGCCCGCTGAAGAACTGGTGCGACAGCCACGGTGTGGCCGCCCCGAAAGTCCAAGACCCTCGATTCGGCAGGGTTCGCTCCTGGCCCGCGGCCGCCTGGACAGCCGTTTACCAAATTGACCTGGCCGATCTGTTCGGCGCTGTGGGAGAGCCCGCATGACCAACGTATTGAATTTCCCTGCGCCGACTGAGGTAGAAGTGATCAGCGAAGAGGCTTTTCGGAAGTACACCGACGCGGCTCTGCTCCTGAAGTGCTTCGAGGTCGTCAAAGACACGCTCGACGTGATCAATGAGCCCGAGTATCACATCGAGAAAGAGGACGACACCCATGTCGACCTCATACGGGCTTTCTACGCGCTCAAGGTGTTGTTTGATCGCAAGACCGGCAATGACGCCACGGCCGTGGCCCAGAAGCACTGGGACGCTATGCGCCAGCACCTTCTCCAGGGTACACCGTATCCCGATCAACTGATCCCGATCGCCGGCGCGCTTGTCAGTCCGATACCGCCTGACGGGTATAGCCATTTGAGCGACTTGGAGCTGGCCTGTGCGGCCTACAACGCCGGCGATAAGGTTCGGCAGGGCACCATCGCGACCCTTTCAGCTGACAACGCTCAAATCAAAGCGACCATGGCCGTGGAGGCAATTAACGCCACCACGGCCCTTGGCATCCTTGTGCGCCGTCTCGCGGGGGGATCGCTGACCGAGCTGGGCCAGCACATCCTTGGGACTACTGGCGCCGGATCGGAGACCCTCCAATGACCACGACCTCAAACCATGCCCAGGTGCTCCCGCAGCGCGCTGGCGCGTTAATCATGCCGAGCGGATGGCCTTGCTGTGATCTGTTCAAGCTGTTCCCGGAAGAAGCCCGCTGGCAATTCTACGAGTGGGTGAAACAGCAACGGGCGTTTCTTGAGCAACATGGCTGGATCTTCGAGGAATCGTATGACCAGTACGTACGCCGCGTTTGTGAGGAGTTGCAGCTGTGAGCATCCAATCCATGACCTGGGCGCTCGAGCAGCGCGTGGTCACCGACCCGACGTGTCGGCACGTGCTTCTGTGCCTGGCCAACTACGCCGACAAGAACGGACGCGGGGCGTTTCCTTCAGCGTCGAGCCTGTCGGATGACACCGGTCTCTCCGAGCGGACCATCCGCTACAAGCTTGATGCCCTGGAAGCCGCTGGAGTCATCCGGCGCGGAAACCAGGCGATAGCCGCGGCCTACATTGATCGCTATGACCGACGCCCGGTCGTTTACGACATGGTCGAAAATCGGGGTGCACCAGCTGCACCCCGCGAAGATGAGGATGCCGAACGGGGTGCAAATGAAGACGCTACGGGGTGCAGCTCACAACAGAACGGGGTGCAAATGAAGACAGAACGGGGTGCACCAGCTGCACCCAATCCGTCATCTATCCGTCAGTTATCCGTCAATAAACCAAAGAAGCGTGCAGGCAAGCCTGCTGGGGAAAAGTCAGCCAAGTTCGATCCATCGCTCGCGAAGCCTGCGAACGTGTCGGCTGAGACATGGGCTGACTGGTGCCAACACCGCAAGGAGATCCGCAAGCCGCTCACTGCCACCAGCTGCAAGCAGCAGGCCGAAGATCTAGCCAATCACCCAAATCCAGACGCTGTCATCAAGTTGTCGATCGGCAAGGGCTGGACGGGACTGTTCCCCGATAGCGCCCTCGGATCCGTCGCCGGCACGAACGGCGGCGCCAGCGCAGTCCTCCAAGTGCCCGCTCATCATCAGGAGATGTACCCCGATGACTACATCTAAATTCAGCCCAACGCCTGCCGAGCGCGCTACCAGTATTGCCAATTGCGAAGCACCAGGTCATGGCCAGTACGAAACGAAGCAGGTCGAGCAGTTCGATGGCGGATGGAAGGCAACTGATTGCCCTCGCTGCCGCTGGGAGGCGCTGAATCTCCAGTGCGAAGCCAACGTGAGAGACGCTGCGTACGCCAGCAAGGAAGCCGACGAACTCAATCGCGACTTGTTCGCCACTGGAATCACGCCGCGCTTTCGTGGGTGCACGTTCGACAACTTCATCACCAGCGCCGATTCGGCCAAGGGCCGCGCTCAGTCTATCTGCCGGCGTTACGCCGAGGAGTTCGAAGGTCACTACCGGGCCGGCCGCGCACTGATGCTGCTGGGCGAGGTCGGGAACGGTAAAACCCACCTTGCATGCGCCATCCTTCAGCACGTCGTGCGGGAATTCGGCGCTAAGGGCCTGATTGTTACGGCCGAGGCAATCATGCAGGCCGTGACGGACAGCTTCCGTAGCAACGCCGGGCCGTCGAAGTCCGACCTGCTGGCCGAATTGGCCGCCGTCGACTTGCTGGTGATCGACGAGGTGGGGATGCACACGCCACGCCCGGGTAAGGATTTCATGCCCAGTCTGCTGCATGAGGTGATCGACCGCCGTTACCAGCTTGTGCGCCCTACGATCCTGATCAGCAACCAAGACCGCGAGCAACTGCCAGCCTTCATCGGACCGCGAGCCATGGACCGTCTGCGTGAGAACAGCGGCCTGTTGGCCCCATTCACTTGGTCGTCGGCGCGCATCGGGGGTGGAGCATGATCAATCAAGAATACGCGGCAGGGACACAGGATGTGTCACGGTTGCACAGCCCTGAGTCAGAGCATGCCCTAATCGGCGCCATGATCCACCAGCCAGCGCTCATTGACGACGTGAAGCTTGAGGTCGCTGATTTCTACCAGCCCGACTGTGCCGAGCTGTTCGAGCTGCTGCTGGCGCTCAAAGCGAAGGGGCGTCAGATCGATGTGGTTACCCTGTCAGATGCCAGACCGGCCTTGGCAGACGGTCGTAGTACGCTGGCAGTGGCTGCATACATCGCTCACAACACGCCGAGCGCGGCGAACTTCGCCGAGTACGCCCGGATCGTGAAGCAGCGGTCGGTGGCCCGCCGGGTTATCGCTGCTGCGCACATCATGTCGGAGCGCCTGAAAGACGGCGACTCGCTGGATGAAGTGCTAGCGCAGGGGCAGCAGGCCTGGGTTGCGCTCGAAGCTGAGGGTCTGGATTCCCGCAAGCGGTACCGCTTCGTGGGCGAGATTCTGCCCGAGGCAATCGACGGGATTGATCGCCGATTCAATCGTGAGGTGGTGCTGGGCTTCGACACCGGCCTGCCATCGCTCGACAAGTTCATTCCCGGCGTTTGCCCTGGGCACATGGTCGTAATCGCTGGCGCCCCAGGCAGCGGCAAGACGACCCTGGGTCTGGGAATCGCAGAGCGGGTGGCGTTGGTGGCCAAGTCCACTTCGCTCGTGTTCAGCCTTGAGATGACCGACGTAGAGCTCACTAACCGTTCCTTGGCTTCCGTGGGAAGCGTGCAGCTCAAGCACATCACCGAGGGGCATTCGATGGCTGACAGCGATTGGCCGGGACTGACGGCTGCGGTAAGCAGGCTCGATGGCGCGCCGTTGATTTTCTGCGATGACGCCTCCTTGACCATGCGGGATATCAGGCAGATCTGCCGGACGGTCAAGCGCGAGCATGGCCTGGGTTCCGTCACGCTGGACTACATCGGCCTGGTCAACGGCGAAAGCAAGTCAGCCAGCCGATACGAGCAGGTCACCGATATCAGCAAGTCCATCAAGCGGCTGGCAAAGGAGCTCGGCGTGCCAGTGATGGTGCTTGCGCAGCTGAACCGGGGCCCTAACAGCCGTGCCAACAAGCGTCCCACCAAGAGCGACCTGCGTGACTCTGGCCAGATTGAGGCTGACGCCGATGTGGTGGTGCTGGTCCACCGGGACAGCGAATCCGAGGAAGGGCAGTCCGGCGTCACCGAGCTGATCGTGGACAAGAACCGCCATGGCGAAACCGGCATCTGCCGCGTGCAGCACCAGGGCGCCTACCACAGGTTTGCCGAGCTGGTCGGGTACCAGCCGAGCAACGAAGAAGTCGAGATGGGCAGGACATTTGCCGGCCGTCACCGCACCAAAGGAACCCAGTATGAAGCTATCTGATCTGTGGCCAGGCCACAACCCGCCAGCACGCACCCCGACTCGGCCTGTCGTATCGGTGACTGTCACGAAGCGTGCTGGCGCTGAGCAGCCCATTGGCAGCGGCAAAACCACTGAGCCGGCCACCGGCCCACGCGGGCCGATTGAGCTGCCCCCCACCCTGGCCCAGTGCGAGGTGCTCGAGGAGACGTTATGCCGTGATGCCATCCGCCTCGAGTGCCAGATCGGCCAGGCCAAGGGCAGGGCGGTAGCCGAAGGCAAGTACGCCAACCCTGACTGGTACCACCGGGCCAAGGCCGCGCTCAAGCACATCAACCGCGACCGGCAGCGTCTGGTGCAGCACATGCGAGCGCTGCGCGTGGAGGAGCGCCGCAACTGCCCGGCTTGGAAAGCCCGGGACAAGGCCCTTCTGCGCGAGCTGAACGCCCGCGTATTAAAGGAGCTGTACGACGAGTGCGTGCGGGTGGTGGACGGAGATCTGGAGGTGACTCGATGAACCCCATCAAATGGTTTCGCCAGGTGCTTTGCTGGGGCCGTTCTGCTGCCCCCGAACAGGGGCTAT